AAGGAACTTTGCGATTGTCGGATTCTGTTTAATCTTCACTTCTGGCACCATGATCTTCTCCGTCCTTCGTTAATACTCCTGCCAAGTGTAGTGCGAGCGACAAGAATGTGAAGAATAACGCCCAATTTTGGACTGTGCCTGACAGGGTCATAATGGTGATTGCGGATGCGCCGAGGGTAAACCCTAGGGCAAACAATTCGTCTCGAAGTTTGGATATCACTTGTTTTCTTTTCTGCGCAGGCTGGCTCCTACCGCAACAAGTGTATTTGATACGGCGACCAAAGTTCTACGCTCACCAACAGGTATCGTCTGGCCGACCATCTGGAATGAATCAAACAAGCCCGTGAACACATTGATTGTTTCCTGGAACGCTTTCTTCACTTTTGTTGGCGCTTCGTTCAGGACCGCAACCAGTTCATCTGCCTGCTCGACTGTCAGTTCTTCCACGACGATCTCTTCGAAGATCGCTTCGGCTTGATCTTGTGTGACCGCAGCCAACACTTGAGGACTCGAAGCGATACTGACCGCCTGATCGGATGTGATGTTCGTGGTCAAGATCTGCTCGATCGCCGCGACAATCTGTGCCGGTGCTGCATCTTTCAACACTTCAAGGATCTGTTCAACCTTTTCATCGGTGATCGGTTCGTTTTCTTTGATGTCAAGTGTTTCTACGAACGCATCCAGTTCTTCTTCGGTGAACACCTCAGGCTTGATGTCGGGTAGCGTTGTGGTCGATGAACTCTCTACTTCTGGTTCTGTTGTTTGTGGCGTACTTGTTTCTGGCGTCGGCTGTTTTGTTTTCGTGGTTATTTCGTCGGGCAGAATTGAAGAAGATTCAGGAACAGTGGGATCAGGCTCGACAGGATCGGTTTTAGATGGCGTTTTTTCTTCTGTGGTTGAAGGTTCAGGTTCAGAAGTTGTGGTCGTGGTATCAGGAACTTTTACGACGACTGGTTCGCTAGTCGTCGTAGTTTGAGGAGGCGTATAAGGTGCTTGCGTTGTTATCGGAGCTGGTGCGACAGTTGTGGTCGTCGTTGTCGTGGTATCTGGAACTGATGTGGTTGTGCTTGTCTGAACTGATTCGCTGGTTGTGGTCGTTGTTGTGGGAAGGAGTGTTGTAGTTGAAGAAGTGGTTGTTGGTTCTGCAACTGTCGTTGATGTGGTTGATGTACTTGTTGTGGTTGAAGTGGTGGTTGACGATGTAGTCGCAACGGCTTGTTGAGTGAATGCCGAGTCCGGCACGATCTCCCATCCAGCATTGTCAATGTTCCATGCAAGCATCACGCAGGTGCCACCACCGTTCTCATACATCCACAATTCGAGTGGCTGACTGCCTGCGTCAAGTTGCAGTTCGTTTGACATTGTCCATGTGCAGCCTTGGTCGTACCAGACGCCGAAGGTGTTGCCGTCGATAGTTATCTCACCGCCATCATCCGAGGCAAGCATGAACTCGATGGTTTGATGTTCAGGTATCTCGATGAAGCCTGTCATGTGAACCATGAACAGGTCATAGGTGCAATCTAGATACGGTTCACCGTCATAGGAACGGTTGATGTTGTTCTCAATCTCCGACCCGCACACCAGATATTCGGTAGTCGACTGGATCGGCGGTATTGTGTCAATCGTGTAGTAGGTCGTTTGCAAACCTGGCTGTGCTTCGGCGCGAACGATTGTCGGCCAGAACGACAGAACGATTGCTGGTAGCGGAATCAGCCACCTTGTCAGTGACCTACCCACATCACGGAACTAGCGGTGGTGGTGCAGTAAAATCTTTATCTTTTTCATTGTAGGTGTAACCGATCCCAGCATAAGTTTTGCCTGGAGTGTCAAAGAATGTTTCAACCCATCTTCCTGGATATCTTTGAGGATTTGCGGCCATGAACTCTGCGGTCACGACAGCAACATGAATGACCTTGTTGTTGTCGTCTAATTGTGCGAAGTATTGTGCGTCCATAATCAGCTCGTCTTGAATCTTGCGTACATAATTCCTGACCCACCGGCTCCACCTGCGTTCGCATTACCGCCGCCGCCGCCGCCGCCTGCTGTGTTTGCTGCTGCTGTGCCACCAACTGCGTTGCTTCCACCAGCTCCTCCGACTGATGAGCCACCAGCACCACCATTTGATGTGCCTGCACCGCCTCCTCCACCTCCGCCGCCTTTGAACAGCGATCCTGCACCAGTGAAAGCATTGACATCGTAACCTGCACCGCCGTCACCACCTGTAGTTGAACCTGGTGATGCACCTGCCGCTGTTACGCCACCGCCACCGCCGCCGCCACCACCTGTAGGTGTGCCACCACCAAAACCACTGACCGTTGGATTTGTTGAAAGTGCGCCAGTTGAAGCCGCTGCACCTGCACCACAACCGCCACCACCACAAGCGTTTGGTTCAGCAAAGTTTGTAGCAAAACTTCCACCACGACCACCACCGCCGATGCCAAGACTACGGGCTGTAGTTGTCAAACTTGAACCAAGACCACTTGTGGCTGCTGCACCACCTGCACCAATATCAACTGCTGCTGTTCCAGCATTCATGTAAACAGTTGCTTGTGTGTATCCACCTGCACCGCCGCCACCTCCACCACGATTACCTTCTGCGGTTGTAGCCGAGTGACCTCCTCCACCGCCACCGAAAATGAGGATATCCAGTAGGCCCGCTGTCGTGCAAACGAGATTCGAGTCTGAGGTGAAGGTAAGAACTGTGTATGTTGAACCGCCGATCGATACACCTGTTGCAGTCGATTGACCGCCAGTGAACACACCATAACCACCACCGACAGCAACCCATGCTGATCCGTTGAATACTTGTAAACCTGTCGCAGTTGAATACGCGACCATGCCTGTTGATGGTGATGGTACTGCTGATGCTCGTGCTGCTGTGCCGGAATAAACCTGCACGGCCTGATCCATCAAGTAGGTCTGCACATTATTACTGGTGAGCACCTCACCACTCTGAAAAGTTCTATACCCTGCGCCAGCCATATCTATACATTAACCCATGTAGAGCCATTAAAAACTTGCAAACCTGTAGCAGTCGAATAAGCGACCATCCCAGTTGAAGGTGATGGTATTGCGGATGCCCGTGCTGCGGTACCTGCAAACACCATCACCATCTGATCCATCAGGTAGGTCTGAGTGTTGGTACTGGTCAGCACTTCACCCGATGCGAATGTGCGATATCCTGCGCCTGCCATAATGCTCCTATTGTAATCCAACATCCACATCGTCAAGTGCATCTTGATCGAGTATGAATGCGGTCAAGAGTTGTGCCTGACCGAGACCAAATCTTATCCGATGGTCGGATGGTGTGATGTCGTGCGCGACGGATTCGATGAACACAGTTTCGGTGCGCGTTCGCGGCAATCCGGTTGTGTAGGTTTTCGTGACTGATATCAGGTCGCCGACATCGAGTGTGAGTACGGTTGGCCAGAGTGCCGAACCGCAAGCGTTCAGGCTGGTTGAGATCTCGTTGAAACGGATTTTCGGATCTTTATATTTGTCAAGAAGGTTCTGTGCCAATGCCGAACCCGCAGCCAAAGTGTTGAGCGGGACATTTGAGAATGACAAAGTTTGCACACCGTATTTCGTTTGACTGGTCGCATCGGATACGACTTGTGCGGCTGTGCCACCGTCGACATCTATTTGGACTCGGTTGAATAGTGTTTCTTGTCCGTATGCGACACCGATTGACAGGATTGGAATGTTGTTGACTGCGGTGCCACCGAATGATGCGATTGCGGTTGAGAATGTGAAGTCAATGCGCGGGTCGAAGGTAATTTTGTTTCGTCGATCCGCAAAGATTCGACCGTCTTCAGCCACGGCAACTGACTGCAACGCCGACAGCGTGTTCGTGTTGTCGGCATAGGCGACCGTGCCACAGGTCGCGACACCCGTTGAGATGTCACGCAACGCCGTCGAGTACGCAACCTCGGTGCGATCCAAGATCGCTGACACTCGAGCCGAAGTGAGTTGCGATGACGGGTTGAATGCTGTGAGTGCTGTGCGTGAAAGTTCGTAAAGTCCGTCTGCTGCGGTGATTGATGCAAACGACAGGTTCGGCATCTCGTAGGTGATGTCTAGGTCGGTGATTGCGCCGACGAACAGTTCGGCTGTGCCGGCAAGAACCTTTACAGCGCGTCTCGGTGCCAGATCGAACGAGCCTTGATACCAAGTTGATGCGGTGTTGGCTGGGTCAAAGAGTCGGCCTGATGCACGGTCGTCAGCCAAGATGCGACAGGTGCCTGGCGAGAACTGGTCGGTCTGACTGTTGCGGCCACGCTGTACCGCAACCGCCAACACATATTCGGTCGCATCAACGAAATCGGTTGAACCATCAAGTGTGTCGGTGCCGTTCAGTGTTGATGAGTCAAGTGTGAATGCGTCAGCGACCGCACCGACATCCAGCAGAACCGAGTATGCCTGTCCCCACTTCAATGTCTTTGGCATGACTACCTTCGAGGCGCGAAGCCGAGACGATCAATTGCGAACGCATCAACCGCCGTGTATTGCTGCAACAATTGCACAATCTGACGGCCAGCCTCGATGCCGTTCGTGCCGATACCTGTGTTCACGACGATTGAAGTTCCGCCACCGCTGGTGCCACCACCGCCACCAGTTGTTGTCATCGGTGTCGGCACAGCCGGCAAGGTTGGGATGGCAAGATTACGGCCAGGCATAGTCGCAGCCGCATCAGCCACCTTCTTAATCGCCTCGGCAAGATTCTCATAGGCTTCCGTCTCACGCTCAACCGCATCGGTCAAACGATCCGACGCTTCCTTCTCTTTAATCTTTGCATCGTTGACCGCGTCAAGAAGTTTGTTGTAAGTATCCGAACCGACGATCGCACCACTGACCGCTTCGTTGAGAACAAGTTGAGCATCTTTGAGTTTGTTCGTTGCTTCAAACTCGGAGTCGCTTGCGTCGGCGACAGCCAACTTCGCTTGTGCCAAGTCGATCTCTGCCTGTCGGATTGCTTGCGCACTTGATGTCGGATCGGCGCGAAGTTCAGCCAATGCCTTCTCGGCGTCAGCGACCGCGAATACTGCTTCTTCAACACGGAACCCAGCCTGTGCGACATTGCGTTGAGCCGCCGACAGTTCTCGCTGAGCCTTCTTAGCCTGATCAGAATCGGCACCGAACCCATTGACCGCATCATTCAACGCCTTTTGTTTGGCGAACACATCGTCTTGCGCCGCCTTCAAGTTGTCGGCGGCGAGCGCACTACCCTTCTGCGCATTGTTGAACGCCTTCTGTGCGGATGTTGAAGACTTCAACGCATCCGTGTACTTCTCAAACTTCTGTTTCGCTGTCTCGACTGTCTTAGCTGCACCACCTGTTTTCTTGTCAAGATCGGCAAGCGATGTTGACCAGTCATCTGTTTCTTCTTTGACCTTCGGTAGAACTTTGCTTCCTAATCTGTCGGTCTGGTCAATCAATGGTGAGATCTTGTTGCCAGACAGATTTAATGCCGCACTCGTGTTGAGTATTGACAGTCGCAACTTGTCGAATGTGTCGGTGACTTTGTTGGTGCGGTCGATGAGCATCTGTTCGACTGTGATGATTCCGTCGCCGCCTGTGACCGCCGAACCGATCGCTCGAAGAATGTCAATGAACGCAAAGCCTGGTTTGAAGAAGTTGACGATTGCTTGTTCAAACTCGATCACCGAGAGAATCATTCTTTCGATGGCGTCGATGACTATGAACGATGCTGGACCCATTGCGGCGGCGAAGTATTTAACTGCACCAGCCAGACCTTCTTCTTTGAATCCGTCAACGGCGGCCTTTAACGCTGGGATGATTCGCTTTTGCAAGAACTCCACGATCTTCTCGAATGCTGGTAGGAGTAGGAAGCCAATTGTTTCGACTACTTCGCCGAATGATGTGCGGAGAATCTTTACTCGTCCAGCAAATGTGTCGGCTGCGGTTGCGGCTGCACCACCGAACTGTTGTTCTAAAGTAACAAGTGCAGCACCAAAGTCTTTGCTCTTTTTGGTGTTCTCATCAAGTGGGATTCCGAGTCGAGTAAGTGCGCTGATATTGCCTGTCGCCGCACGACCGAGGCCCAATGTGACGGCCTCCAAGTCACGACCTGTCGCTGCGCTTATGTCAAGTGCAAGTGCAAACAGACGCTGAGATTTTTCTAGATCACCTGTGGCACGGGCAAGATTGCCGAATGCTGGACGCAATTCATCATCGGCGATACCTGTCGCCAGCATCGCCTGTTCAATGAACGCTTCGGTTGCTTGAACTTGCGCGGTTGTTGCACCGGCTGAACGGATCAACTGTGCTTCAAGACTTTTCTGTGATGCTTCGTCGGCTGCCGCTGCTGCGACCGCAGCTGCCGCCGCACCACCAACGGCAGTCAATGCACCGAGCGCGATGAACGCACCCTTCTTAACGAAGTCAAATGCGTTGCCAAGTCCAGCACCGATCGATTGAACCTTCTCGATTGATTGTTGTCCTTCGCGGGCAAGGTTCTTGAACGCCGTGATAGCACCGTCGGCATTGCCGAGAATCTTTACAACGAATGTGCGCTCACCTGCCATGGTGAACGCAATTCTACTCAGTTAGCGAGCATCCGTTTACGCAGTTCCACCCACTCGCGTTGCATGTCGTAGTGAATCTCTTGTTGTGTCATGCCGTCATATTGTGATAAGTCGACTGGCGCATCCCACCACTTCGGATCAAGAACACAACGCATCGGATTACCGCGACGCGGCTGACGAGTAGTGCGAATGGTCGGTGTCGAGAATGTGCGTGTTGGTGCAGCGATGTCGGTGATGGTCGGGTCAAGGAATCGCCAACCTGAATGATGTGTGCGGAACTCCTGACCAGCTTCATGCTGTGGCAGGTAGAAGATACGGGCTGGGTCTTTGGTTGCTGGGTCGCCTTTGAGACGAAGTCGCTCATGTGTCTCATACCAAACCTCTTCCCAGTTCTGCACCGGCACAGCCTGCTCAAATGGGACAACGATATGCCAGTGAGGATCGTTGTTGCGATGTGACCAGGTTGTGTAGGCAAAGTGTATATACGATCCGAGATCGGCTTGCTCGAATGCTTCACCGTCAAGGTCGGCGACTAATGCCCAGATGTGTTGCACATTGCGATTGCCACGAGTCGTGTACTCGCGATAGGTGACTGGCGAGTACAGCGAACCATCGGACTTGTTTGCTCGTTCTTGATGGTTGCCGAGCATCGCTGCGAAGTCCATCCAAGATGTGGCGATGGTCTTTGGGTAGACAGATTTGACCGATGGGAACCCGACGACTTCAAACATTGTGCAGAACCTCCTAAGTTCAGGATAGCGAATCCTGAGCCGAATGCAAGTATCAGCCGATGCCTAGTTCCTTGACCACACGGTCCATACCATCCAGGTATTCTTTGGCGATTGCGTTCTTGCGCTTGCGCACGGTAGGCCAGAAGAAGTAACCCGACTGCCCTCGATGCCTCAAAAACTGTTTCGTGGTCGGTCTAGCACCGCCACCGAACTCGGCACCGAAGAACACATCGGCACGAGTCACCTTAGTTTTGCGTTTACTATTGGGACGAGACTTTGACACGAACGATTCTTTGCCACGCAACTTAATTGTCGGAATACGGTCATTGCTTGCCCGCAAACCTTTTGCGACCTGTATCGCTTGACTGGCTCGACTCACCGTGCCTGCTTCAATTCTGACTTTGGCTTCTAAATCTCTTGCCACTGTGTAGGCGACTTTGCGCATCTCTTTGTTGAACTGCGGAGATGCCTTTGAGAACTTGCGTAGAGTTTCAAACAAGTCTTTGACTACGACTGTGTTGCCTGCGACTGCTGCGGTGCCGGCACGACCAAGAGTGCCGCCTGTATCACCTGGCATGTTTGGGAATGCTGAGAATGCCATCACTTGATCCTTTGCGGTGGATTCATTTTGACACTCTTCCAGCGCAGATAGCCGAGCATCGTGTACAGCATTCTAGGTGATTCTTGTAATAGCACCGATGGTGCGATGTGTGTCTCGCAGGCGAGATATGCGATCAGCCAGTGGGCTGAGGACTCTCCAAAGGGTTGATCACCGCAGAATCGGTTCCAACCTCCACACTCTCAACTGTCTCAATCCATTCCTCAAACTTCATTGCGGTTTTCTTCGTGCGCTTCTCCGCATGCCACGCCAACCAGGCAAGGTCGGTGAGGCGCAGTTCTGTTTGGAAGTTTGCAACAGAACGATTCTTCTCGCCTTCGAATGCGATGAAGTCTGCGAACTGTGCCGTGCATTTGCTGACGCCACCATCGAGTGCGGTGACTTCTAGATTGATTTTCATTCTTACCTCCTAAGTGTTATGAATTATGCGGTTGCTTTTGTGATCGTTCCGCTGATTGGCCAAGTTACATCGGCTGTGTTCAACTCGCCCACTGCGCCGTTCACTGGTGTGAACTCTGTGCAAAGAACCGAGAAGGTGTAGGAAGGGTTAGCGGTGCTGACTGCTGCGGTGCCTGCTTTGACAACCATTGTGACAGCGGTCGAGCCGATCAATGGCATGATGAGTCCGTCAATCGCGTTGTAGTCGTTGTGCAACGAGAGTGTCACCGAGTTATCGATAAGGCCTGACACGCGAGTTACTGCGCCACCACTGCCGAACGAAGTTGTTGGTACCTCTGCGGCTGAAGTGCTTATGGTAATTGCAGCCACATTATTAGAAATATCTGTACTGTTGAGCGTGACGGATGAGTTTGTAAGAACTAACTTTGCCATGATTATTTGTCTCCTGCCTTGTCGGCTTTCGAGGTTGATTTATCCGCTACCGGAACAATGCGACCCGATTGCAGTAGAGAGTCTAGATGGTCAATATCCTCGCCATCAATAGTGGCTGGATATTGTTTGTCTAGAACGGTGAAGCCTTCGACGACTTGATATTTTGCCATGGGTTTAAGCATACACCACGACACGAAAGTCAACCGTTAGATAGGTTGTGTCGTTGGCGTCCACTGTTGAGATGTTGGTTGCTTCTTCAACGATCAAGGTTTGGGCATATCCGCCGAGTGTTGGATCGGCTTCGATCGCTGCTCGAATCCCGTTGTCGTAAGACAGGTATGTGTCCATCAGGTTTTGTGCTGTTCGCTCGGCTGCGCGACCGACGATGACGCTGACTGTGAAAACATGTGTGATGAGCCCGTTGCGCATCGCACCGTGATAGGTGACTGATTCCAAGGTCGGCCAGGCGATACCGCCAAGCGACGGGTTGACCTGGTCGGGTTGTTGTGCGTAGGCGCGAAGGTTCGTGATTGTTGCGAGACGGGTTTGCAAACCTGTTTTGAGTTCGGTGACTGTTGCGCTCATGCAAACATTCGCATTCGGCGATATGGCTCGACGAGTTGTGCGACATCTGGGTCGAGTGCGCGTGTCACTCGTATCGCACCCAAGTCTCCGAAGCCGGCAACGCCGAGCGGTGAATCGTAACGCTTAAAGATTCTTGACGCCTGAATAATGACAGCTTGTGTGATCGGTTCAGGCACAGACGGCCAACCATACACAGCGGTCAACTGCACCAATGCTTCCGAGCCGTAGTTTGCGTTCAATGTTGGGAACAGGTAGTCGCCGACTGCACGGATGCGTGTATATGGAACTGTCAGTCCATCCAAGATTCCGTTCGTTGGTTCTAACTGATAGTCGCTGGTTGTCCATGTCACATCGAATACGCCGTCAGCAAGTGTTGAAGTTCTGAGAGTCAATGATGTCGAAGAGATGTCGTCAATCTCGCATACGAACTCGTCACCTGCGGTGAACACTCGTGTCGTTGCTGAACCATACTTCCAGAACTGTCGGTTCGCATAACCATCAATCAGTCGTGATGCCGCACCGGCACAGTTGTCTATCAGGTCGTCGTCTTGTGTGTCGGCTGTGCCGATACGAAGAGCAGCCTTGATTTGGTTGCGTGTGGCATAGCCGTTGGTGATTGCCATAGTTCCTTTATCTTACTTCAGAGTCAGGTCGAGTGTACTCTGCGATGAACTTGCGCATCTCAATATCGGCTTCAATGTTCTGATCAGATGAGATCCGATTAGGCCGGATGTCGTTCACCAACACCTGCACTCCAGCAGGTTTGAACCAGCGCGCACCATGCACCCAACACTTCCACCAGAACGCCCAGTCCGACCAGTAAACATCTGGGTATCCGCCAGTCCTATCCCAGATCTCTTTCGTGAACCAAGAGGTTCCCATCACATGATTGTGGAATCTGTCAACACCCATCCGTTCAGGTGCGGACGGGTTCACACCGCCGTTTGATTTGAATCGCAAAGTGTTTGCAACCACATCAAACTCGTTGCCGTCTGGAATACAGGACAGCGCATCAGGGTAAAACCTGTCATCCATGCCAAGACCAGCAATCCAACCTTCTTTGATTGTGGCAATCGCAGCGTGATACATCGCATCACAAGTTCGCGTCCGACACTCAATCAGGCGACAAGGTAGATCCTTCACGCCGCAGTCATCATCAGGATGGTAAGCAATCACCACATCATCAGCCGGTGGGTTCAAAGCCTGTACAGAATCCCACCAACCTTGCACCTCGTCTTTGTATGCGGAACCCCACGCAAATCCAACAACTGTGATCATCGTTTGCGATACCAGGATTCAGGTGCAAGACCTTCACGAATATATTTTGGATAGTAGTCATCGATCTCAACTTCCCACAATGTTTCGCCGCGTATCGAGCGTCCGACACGATAGTTTTCGGCCATGAACCTTTCAGGATCGTCAACCATAAGTTCTTGATGAGAGAAGGATCGCATCTTGTTTGCGGCCCATTCAGGTCCACCCATCCACGACACATGCCAACCTGACCGAAGATGCGGTAGGCGTTCACGATTTGAACGAATGTGTTGCGCACCACCAGCGCGCTGACCCCACGGCCCTGCGACCATCGTATGTTCATCGGTGAGACGCCAATACGCCGACATCACAAGACGCCGCATTAAATAACCATGCCAACCTTGCTTCAAGATTTCGATATCGGCTGGATCCCATATCTCGTCACAATCGGCGACCGTCACAATGTCGTCGGCTTGTGGTGAGAATTGTTGTAACGCAACAAACAGGTGATTGCGTTGTGCGTGTTCGGCAGCCCAACCAAGTTGATTCGGATTCGGTTCAAAAGTTTCGTAGTGGATTTTGTCGCGCCATTGATAGAACATATCGAGGTCAAGACCGTGCCGTTTTGGTTGACCCATGAATGTTGTCGTTGATTCAACGACGATGATCTTGTCAATCACATCGCCGATCTCCGTCAGCCGGCATTCGAGCATGTCGTGTTCTTGGTTGAACAGGATGCAGTCAAATACTCTCATCAGTCCCAACTCAGGTCCAGTCTTCGTTGCAGATCCCACTGTCCTGCGTCAAGTCTTGCGTTGCGAAGTTTGAACAGTTCATGGTTCGAGTTGAATGTCGCCGAGTTCTTCGCCTGATATGAAACATCGGATAGAAGTGTTGACGAGTTGTCATGCACGATGATGTTTTGTGATCTGCGAATTGTTTTGCCGAGACGCACGGCGCGACGCTCATAGTCGTTGTCTTCAAAGTATGCAGGATGAAACGCTTCGCAGAACAAGCCGACATCCTTGACCACCTCGGAACCGATCCACGCACACGCCCACTCTGGTGAACCCGTCAGATGAATCTCGTTCGGATAACACTGTTCCCAGAACTGTTCAAATTTGTCTGGCATGAACCAGGCGTCCGAGTTGAGAAGAATCCAACCTGATGCGAACGGTGTCATCTTGATACCAAGATTCCAAGATGTCGCCACACCAAGATTGCTTGGCATGTCCAAGATGTAGGTTTTGCCGTGCCGACTGTGGCGTGGCATCACCAAACAGTCCTGCTCGATCTTGCCTCCGTTGTCAATGATGATGATCTTCTCGACTGGGAAGTCGAGTGAATCTATGCAGCGTTCAAGTAGGTCGTATCTGTTTAAGACTGGGATGATTACGACCGGCACCATGCTGATATCTCCTTCATTGCGGGCTTCCAATACTGCTCAAATACGGTGTCGGCTCCGTACCCTAGGGCATGGGTGATCGCGTCCTCAGAACGGCCTCTAGGCGCGTCATAAGCCGCCTCAAGGGACTTCACGATGTCAGGCACATTCGGTGTGAAGAACCATGATTGCTGAGCCGCATCCCACCAAGGCTGACCTTCAACCGTCCAACCGTCACCGACCAGCTCAGGTTGCGCAGTAAAGTTCGAGACAATGACTCGACATCCGCAGGCTTGCGCTTCGATCACTGGTATGCCGAACCCTTCACCCATCGAGCAGGCAAGCAACACATCGGATGCGGTATACATCGCAGCCATCATCTGTTGTGGCAGACCGTGCCGATAGGCGTACTGGTCGACAACTTTGTATCGGTCTTTTTCTACACCGCAAGCATCAAGCAGAACTGGCAGGTTGATTCCAGCCATCGCACCATCAGGTTCGGTGTAAAGATAAAGAACCGCGTCGGGTTTGTCTTTGGCAAAGATTGAGAACGCAAGAATGTTCTCGGCCCACGCCTTGCGGGCAGGCTGTGAACCTTTGTTCGTTGCGACCATCGTGACAACGAAACGGTCTTCTTCCCAGCCCATGAACTCTCGGCCAGTCATCTGTTTGCCGTTGTTGATAGTCACAGACTTCGTCGGTTGAAACACTGGCTCGATGGCGTGAGGAACATACAGATGCTCGACACCTGCGATGTCCATCATCCGTGAACCAAACTTTGACATCGCGATCGGTTTCACATTGTCGCGCTGCAAGAATCGCAACACATCTGGTGGCGTTGGCTGATGATCAATCGGAACCCAAGACGCAATGTTTTTGAGTTGTTTCAACGACTCAGACTTCAACACCCACACATCGAACAAAGTCATCAACAATGTTGGCGTGGTCGGATCTTGGTTCGCCCATTCCATCGTGTGTGCGACGACAACATCGTCGGAATATGTGGCGAGTCCTTGTGGGTAGATCTTGAATCCGTTCCAAGTTGATGACGAACCAGCGAGTCCGTACATCGCATGGACTGCTATTTGGTGGCCTTCTTTCGCGAGCCTTTGGATGACTTGCGCGGTTTGCTGTCCGTAGCCGGTGGCGGCCCAAGGTGCGTTGGAATACCAGAGGATGCGGAGTCGGTCGGGATTGGTAAGTCGGATGTCTCTGGCAAGTGCGCTACGCCCGCTCGGATCAAACGCTCCGCCAATGCTCCTGGTATCTCGACTGGTACGCCCTTGACGATTACGACTTGCCACATGATCCTCCTAAGTTTAGTGCAGAGACAGGAAAGCCTCGGCAAGTCCTGCACGACCTTGCCGAGGCTTAATCCTAGTCACAGTCCTTGCGGACTGCTATGTCTTTTTCGGTACTACCTGACTATCAGGTTGATGCACCGACGAAGTGTTTGACATGCGATGTTTGTGGCAAGTTGCCATCGACACGCATTGTTGCACGGAAGGTGATGAGATCAGTGCTGAATGCGAAGTCATCGCTTCGATCCAACTTGATACCACCGACGCTGCGTACGAAGTACGAAGGAAGGTGTCCGAAGATTACCGACTTCGCACTTGTGGCTGTGTCTGCCATTGCTGGGTTCTCGAATACTGGGTATCCAAGGAGCAGATCTTGTGCATCTGCGCTGAGTGCTGGTTGGAACACATAGTTGCCTGCTGTGTCCTTGAGCTTGCGCATCTTGCCGATCGAGGCTGCATTCATCTGGAAGCCTGAACCTGCCAAACGACGACCGGCTGTGTCTACCGAGTAGACCAAGTCAATCAAGTTGTCTGCGGTGAAAGCACCCGACACTGCCGTTGAGCCAGTTACGCCAAGGCTTGATGCCGCGACGATGCCCTTTGGTTGGTTTGTGCCTGTACCAGTTGTGAGTGATGCGTTGACGCGCACACCGAGTTCGTTGCCTGTCTGATCAGCCAAGAAGCGCAAGATGTCAACACCTGCATCTTCGACCAACTCGCGCGAAAGTTGCACGAGGAACGAAAACTTGAAGGCACCCAAAGTGATGAACGAATTGAACACCGGATCGCTCTCAGCGATTGCTGTGCCTTCGCCAACGATTGCCGCAGTTGAGTACTGAGCAAGTGATGGAATCTGAAGGTTTTCGCCTGATGCTGTGTTCAAGACTGTCGAAGTCTGGAGCATTGGACCAACCGTACGAGCAAGCATGATGACTTGGTCGTAGAACGATGTTGGAACTGGTGAACCAGTCGAAGTCTTTACGACATCGCGCTTCTCAAACATGTGAGAACGGATCTCGCCTTTTGCCATCGATCGGATGACATCGTTGTCAGTGCGCTCTGCGCGTGGTGCGTCAGCGACAGGACGAACCTGATCTGCGAACTCGCGTGTTGCTGCATCCAAACGAAGTTCACGAGCCTCATCGGCACGAAGTTTTTCGATCGTTGCTGTGCGCTCATCAAGTTCTTTGCTGATGCGCTCGTATGTCTGTGTCTCTTCTGCTGTCAAGTCACGCTTTTCTGCGGTTGCAACATCAAGAATCTTCTTTGCGGCTTCCCACGCTGTTGCGCGTTGAGCCATTTGCTGTTCAATAAATTGTTTCATGATTTCTCCATGAGTAGTTGTTGATTGGTTATGCGCAGGAAGGTTGTATTCCGATGGCGCGGGACGCGGACCAATCTCTAGCCGTAGCGGGACGCTTACCGACAGACTGAACTATAGACGATGGTCTATATGTTTTTCAACAGTTCAAGTTTTTTCGCCAACAAGTTCACGGTGTGAGGAACTTTGGCTGGTTCGGCTCGAAGTTTGCCGACCGTCTCGGACAGAAGATCGGCTGCGTCATCGGTCAATGTGCCACCGGCTTCGAGCATCGTGATCGCTTCGGCGAGTTTGTCGGCATCGATACCTGTGCGCTTGGCAAGAATGTCCAACGATCTAACAGTGGCCGAGGTTGCCTTGTAGGCAGGGAAGCCAGTCACGACCGACACTTCATGCAAACGAACATTGCGTAGTTCGCGGGTCATGCCATCATCTGACCAACTGTCTCCACCGGCAGGAACCGAGAAGCCGAACGACATCGAGTCAACATCGCCGCGCTTCATGAGAACGCTCAGGTCACGGCCGACGGTTGTGTCTGGCAGATCGGCGTTCACCAATAAACCTTTTGAATCTTCTTCAAGTCGCAAAGTCTTTGACCGTGTCGAAGCAAGCAACATAGAAGAGTCGTGGTTCATGTACATCTTGATCGTGTTGCGACCTTTCAACGATTTGCGGAATGCACCTGGTGCGATTCGCTCAATGAACGGCAATGGTTCGGAGTCTGAGTTGAAGACCGCTGCGTAACCTGTGAACGACATGCCGTCGCCTGTCGGACCTGCGCGCAATTCAAACTCGTTGACATTAACGCGACGCATCTCGACTTTGTTGTCTTCCATGCCAGGAATGTTAGCAAAGTATTCAC